CAACTTTCATGGTACAATTCTTCTTCTAAATCACTCTCTACTTCTATGTATGCAAACACCTCATCCTCTCCCCAACTTATACAAATCTCACTGCCTGTTCTTGTAACGTCGAAAACTAATCCTTTAAATTCTCCTTCAAAAGGAACTTCTTGTAAAAAATAATATTGATTCTCAGATTCTTTTACAGAAAAGTTTTTCTGCGCACATGCTAATGTTGCATGCTCAATATCTGCAAATATTTTTACAACTTTTGTAAGAGAGTTGTGGTCTCTAAAAGTAATATTTTGCATTAATGCAATTGCTGTCTCATACATAGTATAAAGTTTAATAGTTAGTACTTAACTAAACTAATTCATGTCTGTATAAATTAACAAACACTAGTCTAGCAAATTTAAAATCTTTTGCTCTATTTAATTTAAGACCATATGCTAAAGCAATTGGCTGTAAATGTTTATGAGCTTCTGTTATTGTCATTTTCCCTATATCCATAATATTTAGTATTATATTTATCAAAATTTTTGTTTAACTCTTCGTAGTATTTATCGTTACAATCGTTGTCAATACAGTATTCTCTGTTTAACGATTGAGGAATATAATCTTCTCCGCAGTGTTTACACTTTTTCATTTTAGTAATATATATATTAAATAAAAGAGAAAAAAACAGCCAATTACTCCCGTAATAAGAGTAATCGCTGTGTTTATTTTATTTTTCATATCGCTAAATTTAATCATTTCTAAATCCATAACAAACTGGAAACCTTGGTAATCCATCATCTGTATACTCAAAGAATCTAATTTCTGCTGTACGACCTATGTAATCTTTTTTGTTTTTTAGTATCTCTTCTCGTTCTTTGTGAGAAAATTTCATACCACAACCAAATGTACCTTTGTCGTTTTTACAGTGCACTATTCCTTGCAACGGATCTTTAGTAGAAACCAATACATCTATTACTTCACAAGAAATATCTATAAAATCTTTGTATTTTAATAGTTGAGAATCACGTTTGTTTACTCCGTAACCCGCATACGAATGTCTTACAATAGTTCCTTCGTAACCTTTGCTTAGAAATATTTTATGATAAGTATCTATTTCTTGTTCGTTCTTAACTTCGTAAGTAGGAACAACAGTTACTTGATCAATGTCTACAAGTATAGAAGATAACAGAGACAATCTTTCTTTAAAAGGTTTGTCACTTACTATATCATACACATGAAATTTAATATCTTCTGATTTTCCTGGACGATACTTCTTAATAAGCTTCATGTTTTCTTGAAAAGATAATCCGTGAGCATACAATTCTCCGTCAAAGTTATATCCTTCAGGTAAAACACTAGTAATATGATCCATAGTATCTACAGGTCTGCCTTTACGAGATATAATACTCTTATTTTTCATAGTAAGAGCACGTTGTCCGTCTAATTTAGGCTGAACAAAACAAGGAAAATTTACTTTATGAGATTCTTTTTTGTAATCTTTTGCCAACATAGGCAGTATTATCTCACTTTCTTCAGCCTCTTCAATCGTGTTAAAGTATTCCTCCACCATTTTAGATACTATTTTAGCTTCTGCTTCTAATACTGCTTGCTGTTCTCCAGTAGTCTCGTTACTTTTCCCTACGTTTTTAGGGGTACAAGTACTTTGATGAGTAATTAATTTACCATCAAGTACACCTGATTCTTGAATCAGTTCTGCTCCTTGAGTATATACGTGTAACATACGTATTTTACCTTTAGAATCTTTTTTATAAATCTTTCTTGAATAATTCATAGTTAATCTTTTATCGGTTCACAATCTTCTTTATAAATAACTTGATAAGTACCTCTAACAGAATAGTATCTGTCATCGGAGTCTTTAACTTTATACTCTTTACCTATCTTGTTTTTATACCAAAGATTGTCTGTTTTACTTTTTAATATTTTTACTGTAATATGTCTTCTGGCCATTTTTAATCTCTTTATATTTTAACTTAACTTTTTTCTTGCCCAATGCAAACTTCTTTCTCATTAGCTTTAAATCTTCTTTATCTATATTATACTCTTCTAAGAAATCAAATAAACATTTTTCTGATCTTCCTAATTCTAAAGCAGCATGTCTAATAGTAGAAGTTGCACATAATGCGTTTATAAATACTCTTTTTTTATTAGCTAAAAGAGTGACAACTTCATCATTGCCACTCTTGTAATTTAAGTCTTCTCTCATTTAATAATTTTAGTGTGTCCAATAAGGCGTTTTACACGGTTCAGCTTTTAACGGAACTGTTTTACAAAATACATCGCCTGCATCTTCCATACATTTTTTAAGTACTTCACTCATTTTATCGGCTATGTCTTTTGAACATTCTACATGAATCTCGTCGTGCACAACATTGGGTATCAACACTTTAAACAAAAGATTATTCTTTTCTAAATATCTAAACAAATACACACCTGCAAGTTTTGTAATATCTGCAGACGTACCTTGTACAGGATAATTCAAAGCATCTCTTTCAATACCACCTTTCTTAACAAAGTAATTTCTTACTTTAGGTTTTAGATAAGTATTAAAATAATGAGAGTCTTCTGCTTTTTCTCTTTTGTACTCAGTCCAGAACTTTTTATCTCCATATAACTCTGCATGTAAACCTTGAAACTCTTCAAATCCATATACAAAACACTTACGTTTACTTACATCGTTAAATGTAATATAACCGTCAGAGATAGCTTTTTCTTTTGCTTGTTTAAAATAATCAGCTAAACCAGGAAAGGCCTCAAAGTATGCTTGGTACACCATCTCGCCTGTTTCAAGAGGCAAAGATAAGTTCTTAGCAATAGTCATACCTACACCGCCATAGTTAATAGCAAAACCTGCGGCTTTAGCCATTTGGCGTAAGTCAGGTCTTTCTTTCTTAACATCGTTTAGTTCTACACCTTCAAGTTCTTTTGGAAATATTTTCTTAGCATTAAAGCTGTGCATATCTCCTAAACCTTTAGCATAGAATTCTAATAGATTTGGCTCTAAGGATTTATTAGCCAGTACAACTTGCTCTTGACCAGAATAATCTGCTACAATTAAAGTGTTACCTGATTCTGCAACAAAACAAGATCTTGTTCTATCGTCACTTGGAACATTTTGCATATTAGGTTTCTGGTCTATACCTTTTTTAGGATTACCTTTCTGACCACTAGACAATCTGCCTGTGTTCATAATCTGTGTATAGTTAGTATGTATACGTTTAGTGACAGGATTAATATAATCAAACCAATTATCACCATAAGTACTTACTACTTTATGAGCCTCGCTGTATTCTATATAAGATCCTACCATAGGATGTACTGACTTCTGAGAACTAAGAACAGATTTATCTATAGAATCTTTTAGATTACCTGTTTTCTTATCTAATACAGAAGTATTTACACCAAGGGCCCTCATAAAAGGTATAACTTGTTTAGAGCTACTCCAGTTTATTAAAGTTTTCAGTTCAGAATCAAACAAGTTCATTTGATTGTCTACTAAATGAGCAAACTTATCATTAGAAAATATAAAATCATCTAACACTTTCTTCTTTGCATCAAGAGTATTAGCATCTTCTAAGCATTTAGTACGCCATTTGTCTACATCTAACTTAACACCGCAATACTCTATGTAAGCAAGTACACGTACATATTCATTGTCTAAGCTTACAGTTTTAAGCAGGTCGAGCTTTTCCAACTCGACCATTTGCTTATCCCTTATCTCATGTAAATATTTAACGTCATCGCCTGCATACTTTATAACTCTTGTACTTAGTCCTTCTTTGAGTATATTAGCTCTTACAGACTTGTCCATCTCTTGACCACAATATCTAAATACTAAATGGTCAAGTGATTTTCTTGCTGTAGGTATACCTGTAGTAAGAATTCTTTCTGCTAAGAAAGTATCGTAAACTTTTTTAGGTACAATACCTTGACGATACAAAAACTTTAAGTCAAACTTAGCGTTTTGCATTATCATAGTTTTATTTTCTACGACATCTTTAAACAGTTTAATATCAACAGTACTACAATCTATTACAAATTGTTTTTTACTATCGCCTAACTGCAAGCTAAGTATATCCTTAGTAAACTGGTCAAAACCTTTTGTTTCTGTATCTAAGCCAATCACATCTAAGGTGTTTAAATACTTTAAACATTGCTCTGCACTACAAAGTTTATACTCTGTAGGTGCAATAGCAATTTGTTGATTAGTTATAAAATATGTACTCATACTATTCTATTAAATATTCTGGGTAATTATACTCTGACATTCTTTGTATTTTTTCTAAGTCTTCCATTTCTATATGGAGTCTTTCATAATACATTATATCATTAGCGGTGCAATCTACATTAAATTGTTCACTAATCAAATATGCCATTTCTTCATCTGATACAGGAGAGTAGTCCATATGTATCAGTCTTAGGTAAATACCTATATCTTCTAAAGAGACTGGCTGTCTCTCTATTATTTTAAATCTATCCATTTTATTAGAGTTTTATAAATTATAGAAACTTTTATGTAGTTTATAAAAAAGAGCAGAAAGGATAAGACATCTACGAAAATCCTTTCTAACTCTTAATCGGGAGTAGAAATCACGCTACTCCCTAAAACCAATTATGTTACTGGATTATCCAGCGATTGCCTCTTGTACTGCGCTGTCCAAAGACATTGCAGAATCAGCACGTCTTGTATTAGACAAGAATACGTGTTTAGGTTCTCCAAGAACTACATCTGATTTTACGTAGATATAAGACCCATTCTCTGAAAGAATAAAATCTCCATCTTTTCCTGCACGTTTAGCACGTGTTTCAAAGTTAGCTACATCATACTCAGAACCATTTGTTGTTTCTGTAATTTGAATACTCAATGACTGTCCGTTAATAGTAGGATTTACATGTCCTAATTCCATAACGTCGCCCTCATTTTGAAGAGCACTACAATCAATTCCTAAAGCAGTCTTAATATCAGCTACTTCACCTGAATGCCACGCATAACGAGGTTTAGCTGATACATTAAATCTTTCGTCTGACTGATTCAATAGTCCTACGATAGATGTTGGTCGTAAATTAGGATTGGCAATCTTTTCTGCAAACATTAGTTGCACTTTGTCACCACTTACTTTTTTAGCACTTACTACTAAACATTCTCCTGTTTTTAAATCTTCGATATTCATCTGATTTCTTTTTTTAAATTAAATAATAGATTATTGTTTGTGCTTTCTTACATTAGTAAGGCTTGTCATTTCGATACATTGCATAGGAACTATTGACTGACTTGGAGTCTATGGTACTATCTAATAGTAAAAGCCTGAGAATTATATACTACGAAAGCTTAGTATATAATGTCTTTAATAACACTTAGGCAAGTGTTACATCTTGATTTTTTGCCCACTTTAAATACTGTTTATCTTTTTTAGAGTAAGCTAAATATTCTGAGTTCAATTCATTTATAAAATCACATAGTGATTCACAAGAATAATCTTCAGTATTAGGAATCCAAAAAGATATAGCAGAATCCAATTCATCAGGGCTCAAGTTCATATCAAAATCAAACTCAAAAGTTATATCTTGATACTCGCCACTAAATTTGGCATTTGTAAATTTTCTTTTTGTACTCATATATAATGATAATAAAAAAAGGTCTAAGGTAGCAACACCCTAGACCTCTAACTCTAACTATGAACCCGCTAACTCTTGGCTAGTTAGCTTGAACTTCTTGTTACTAATTTTTTCTACTTGGTATTCATTGTCTAACCAAATAAGTTTGCCATTGTTAGAATCATCCATGTTAGCATCCAGTTCAAATAAACCTGGAGCAGATGGTTCTATATATAGCATTTTCTTAGAATCAGCGTCTGTCATTACTACCATAAAAGGGTAGTCTACACTGAAGTCAAAAGCATAAGTATTTTCTGTTAGAGTTTTACATACGAATATCCATTCGTTGTTATCGAATACATATACTTCTGATAATGTTTTGCCATTTGCGTTTAAAAGGTGGCCTTGTACAGTAAGTGTTTGGCTAAAACTTACAGTAGTTAATAATGATACGGCCAATGTGATTAAAAGTTTCATAGTTAATTAGTTTAAATAGTGAATAAAATTAAATTTGTTTTCTAATAGAATGTGTTCTGATTTATTATACTCAGGTATCTTAGTCCAATATATAAATAGGGCTGCGACTTCTATGTCAGACAGCCCATAAAATATATCTTTGTTATATATACATTCTATTTGATTCATACCTTATCGTTGTCTGTCCATTAATTGTGACAGTTTTGTAAGGTAAATATCACTTGATATTAAATCATACAGTTCTTGTATGTATTTAAGATCTGCTTTGTTAAAAGAAGGATTCCTGGATAATTCATACAGGAACCTTTCTCTTATCTCATCCATTGTTTGTTTCATAGTAAAGAGTTTTAATAAAGTTAATATTTATTATTGAGCTATAAAATATAGTTAGAGAACTATCTTCTCTTTTTATATTTACCATTGCCTACTAAGATAGTGCTGTTGTAGCATTTCTTTCTTCTATGTTTTTTCTTTTTCTTCTTCTTAGGTTTTAATTGTTGAGAAGATACATCAACAGATTGTACTGTTGTTTCTGCAGTAGCAGATGTAGGCTTTGCTGATATAGTTATTCCTAAGTATATGTGGAATACCATTACGAGAGTTAATAATACTAATTGTTTCATAATAATTGTTTTAAAAGTTAATAATAAAAAAAGGAGACTAATCTTCTATACGTTTCGTGGTAGATAATATATCTGGCTCTATCTTTACAATACTAAACCAAGACCGTCCGTTATGCTCATCAAAGACTATCTCTTCATCTTCATGTAGATGAATTTCATATAACTCATATTCTTCATCTTTAGCCCATTTCTTAAAGAGTTCTTCTGTATACATATCATCTGTATACTTTTCATGTTCTGTTGCTGCCCGTCTTTCTTGTCCCTCTTCTTGTGCTACAATTTTTTTCTTGAGTTCATCAAGAGTGTCAAGAATATGAAAGAATCCTGCTGAATAACTTCCGTAACCATCATAACTACCTTTTTCGGCAGCATATACTATTGTTGTTTCCATAATAAATAATTTAAGTAAGTAAATAAAAAAGCAGTTTGTCTACTTGCTTAGGTATACGCTGTTGCCAAGGTTTGTTTTAGACCTAACACATATTAGGTACTTGACTATAACTACAGCTTTTCTTGATTTTCTTTTAGTTCCTCTTCATAACATTGTTGACAAGTGTGAACTTCATCACACTGACAAGTTAATTCTGGACTAATGCTATATAACATAGCCATATCTTGTGCATCTTCAAAAAACATAGTGTATAGTTTAAAGGGTTAATATTTATTATAGTGCTATAAAGAATTAAATAAGATTCTTAATAGGTGTATAGTTACATGTTGTAATAGGGGTGTTAATTGAGTATTACACACAGTTAAGAAACTTTAAAAATTCTATTAAACTTTATAGTTTCTTATAAAGTTTCTTGTAAAGTTTACTACTTTACTCAGGGTTTAGTGGGTGTCGTTGACTGTGCCACTTACTTTGTTTATAAAGTTTAATACTTTACTGTGTCGTCTGACTGTGCAATACTTTATTAAGCTATTCCCCCCAAATAAAAGAAGAGGAGCCGAAGCTCCTCATCTGTTAGTAGCTGAACATCTTCAGTGTGATGCCGTCCTCAGTAGTACGTGGTGTACCATCTTCGTCTAGCATGTCTACCAGAGTGTACCCGTCAGGTACCTCGATAGTTCCACCTTCTTCCGTGCCTGCAGGAATTGCAGTACGAGGAACATACACAGGAGTTGATTGGAATACAAAGGCGTTAGCCTTAACTAAAATTAGTGCCGACTTCTCGCCACGGTTCGAATGAAAAATTGCTGCTGCCATAGTTATTAGAGTTTTAAAATTTGACGGGGGAAATATTCCCCAGCCAGATTTTAGTAGGGGTCGTTGACTTTGCTGGTCTCCACGATTAAGACATTTATGTTTTCAAAAAAAAATTATTAGAGGGGGGTATGTTAGATCTGTGTTTAGTTTATAATTAGTATTCTCGACTTTAAAAATATATTATATTGGATATACCACATACACATAAAATGTATACGGTATAACCTAAAGGTTTTACCTTATATACTAATTGCTATCATGAATGTAACAGTAAAAACAGTTAACTATCTGATAATAAAGATATTCTGAAAAATCGTACTGTTACGTTTGGTTGGCTATTACTGTTACGTTTATAACAGTAGTGGCCTAAGAGAAAACTATGGTCAGTACTGTTACGTTTATGATAGTACGTCCTGTAAAACAATTTTAACTCGCAAGTCATTTATAAATTATTTTTCTATAATTCCTTTATTACATGGTCTACTATCATTATTTGATATTATTACTATCATGTTTGTAATAGTAACTAAACTTTTATATATTTGTACTATCATTATTTGATAGAAAAAGATATATTTGTAATGTTCAAACGAAGAAAAAGAAAAGTGATTACAGTTTATTTAGACACTAAAGAAAGTATTTTACTGAAGTCGAAAGACAAAACCTTTCATGTATTGTACTATATCTTAAATCAAACTGATATGGAGAAACATATTTGGTATGCTGATAAGATACACAAAGAAAAAATTATGGACAAGCTAGAAATATCCCCCGTGACATTGGATAAACACATTAGCTCCCTAAAACAACGTGGTCTTATTATTACTACTACAGTAAGAGGACGGTATAGATTAAACATGCATGTATTTTCAACGTAATTAATAATTAAATATAAATAAGATGGCAAAAGCAAAAACGGCTACTAAGGCAAAAGGAGAAGAAAACTTAGAAGTACAAGAGCTAGAACAAGATGTAACCTCAGATTCTTTAGCAGATTTAACACCTTCAGAGTATGCGGCATACCGTAAACTACAAAGAGATGAGTGTGGCGCTAAGATTAATGATTTGCTACGTGAGTATGGAGTTGATCTGTCTGCTAAGATGATTATAGGCCCTGGAGAAATAGTTCCACAAGTTATTTTAATTGATGCCCGACCACAAGGAGACTTATAATAGTAAAGATTTGGAGTCTTTGTTTGAGAGAGAAGAAAGACTCCTTATTACTTTAGAAGATTACTGTTTTAGAAAATCAAAAAAAATAGAAACAGAATTTTTTGTAGGAAAGGATTCATTTACATTAAAAATTAGAATATGGAATTAAAAGCAAAACAACAATCTAACCAATTGTATAGTATTTTAGACTCAGTAATAGAAGGAGTTAATATGTCTATGCAACGTCAAGGTACTGGACTATCTTTTGAATACTCTATAAAAGCAGAGATGCCTAAAGACACAAAAGAAAAAACTGTTCCTTATAAATTTACTTTAAAAGTAAGAGAGATGGGGCACGGAGAAAGAGAACTACAGACTATACCTTTTTTAAAACCAGAGTCTATGGATAAATTTACTATGGAAGTAAATGTAATCATGGCAGTATTTACTATTTTAGCAGAGCATACTGTTTTGAACTGGCTTGAATTGGGTAAGATTTTGAATACAGATTCACAGATGCAAAAAATAGCACTGGAGAAAAAATAATTATGAAACAGCATATCATAAATATACCTACTGACAGCAGTAAAATATACAGACAGATTTTATCTTTCATGAATTTTTTAATGGGAGCGACTGAACAGGAACGATCTGTGTTGGCTGAGTTGATAGTATTAAATCATGAATACGAAGCTTTGCCTGAAGATAAAAGAGCTAAGTTTATTTTGAGTACTGATATGCGTAAAGAAGTAAGAGCCAAGTTAGATATTGAGGAGAAACAATATAATGGTTTGATACTGAGATTGAAAAAGATAAAATATTTAGGTGAGCCTGTATTGAGCAAGGACGGAGTTGTAAATGCTGGATTGTTATTTAAGCCAGACGACAAAGGTTTGCAGATACAAATTAATATGATAATGAGTAGGCAACCATTATCTAGAGAATCTACTAAAGAAAAGGTAGAGGAGAAAATAGAAGAGACCGTAAGCACGGAGGAGAAAACGACAGCACAAGAGCCAGAGGAGACAGCACCTCGTAAGTTGGCTCCTCCTGCTAATGGTAAAGACACTATAATTGGTTCTAGTATTGATATGGATGATATTGTAATACTAGGAGCACCAGAATGAAAAAACAAAAAAAAATAATAAACGACTTAGCCGCTGCCCATAATATATCTATTGGCCATGCTGAAGAAATTTTTAGTTTGTTTGTAGAAAAGATTGCTAGTACTATGTCAGAACCTAATAAATTAGTAGATGGTTTGTACGACATAGATAATTTTCCTACTATACACATAGACAATTTTGGAAAGTTTGTACCAGACTCAAGAAAAATACATCACGCTAACATTCAATTAGAAAAGAAAAAGAATGGACACTAGTATATTTGAAACTAATTTTTGGAAAGCGCACCCTGAATTAATGTTAGCTCCAAAAATATCTAATCTACATCACGAAGATAAATCTAAGGGTAAATCAGAATCTTCTAAAATTATGTGGGCTATACAAATGTGCGAGACTCCTAACTCAAAGTTTTATAATCGTCCTGGAAAGTACAAAGAAATGTCTACTACTTTTTTAAAAGATGTTTCTCATAACTGGAAAAAGCTTAACCCTGTAATAGAGTCTTATAAAAATTCAGCACTAACAGATGCAGAAAGAGCCTTGACTTCTTGGAACGATACTATTAAGATGAGAGATAAAGCTATAAAATCTATGTATGAAGAATTACTTGTTAATGCTTTAGGAGATCTAGATACAAAAGCTTTAGCAGATGTAGATAAGATGCTAGCACTTACGCCTAAACTATTTGATGATTACAATAAAATAAAGACAACGTTTGAAGAAGAAAAGATTCAGAAAAAAGGAAAACAAACTTTCTCGTTGTCAGATGAAGATGCCTTATGATAGTAAACAACTCTAACTTCCTTGTAGGCACTATACCTAATCTGCACCCTGAACTAGAATACTACGAAAGGATTTCTTATTGGCAAACACAAAAACGTAGATGTATAGAAGGGTATTGGCAACAGGGCAAGTGGATGCCAGGCCCGTTATATTACTACGTAAATTTCCATAATATACTTTTTGAAGACGATAGCTCTGTATCGCAAGCATCTGGTTTGCCTTGGCTACGTGACTTGGATTGGGAAATGTATTATATATACGAAGAGTGCAGAGGTTTCTCAGGATTTTCAAAAGATAAAAAATATACTTGTGATAGAAGATACGGACCAGAAAAAGATTTAGCACTTCTCTTAGGACGTATTACACAAAAAGAAATTGATTCTAAAGTTTATATGGACGCAAGATCTTATTTGCGTATGAACCATAAAACAGACTTAGGAAAACCTTTATATAAAAACGAAGCAAAACATTTAATTAGTATACAGTCTCGTGGTGGAGGTAAGTCATACGGTAGTTCTGGTATTCTAAATCATAATTATTTATTTGACGGAGCTACAGATTACGACGTTTATTTAGATCGTAAAAAAGCTAAGAACTACATTGCATCTGATACTATTATAGGCGCTATTGATACTAAGTACACTGGGCCACTTGTTAAAAAAGTACTCCATGCTCTTGAGATGTTGCCTGGAAGTTATAAAGTATCTACAGAAGAATCACATCCTTCTCCACTACTAGTTAGTCATAGCGGATCACTTGCTGCCAATAAAGAATACCAATCTAAAACTGGTTCTTTGTTAAGGCATAGAACTTTTAAGGATAATCCGCTAGCAGCCAATGGTACTAGACCTAACTTAGTTGTATTAGATGAGGTTGGTTTTATGAGTAACATAAAAGAATCTTGGGCAGCGATTGAAGCAACGCAACAGTCAAAGCAAAAAAAGAATCTAGTTATGTGGGCCCTAGGTACAGGAGGTCTTGTATCTGGTAGAGCGGCCTTGTATGCAGAAAGTATATTTAGAAATCCTAGTGATTATAACTGTTTAGTTTTTGAGGATATTTTTGAGAATAGAGGAGACATAGGATACTTTGTTCCTTTTTGGAAAACTCTTAATGAGTTTAAAGAAGGCGATAACCTTATTACTAATGAACAACGTTCTATGTTATATATAGAACACAGACGTAAAGAGGCAAAAAAATCTGACGACCCTTCTGTTTACCAGGGAGAGATAATTAACGGACCTATTGTTCCGTCAGAAGCTTTCTTAGTTGTAGAAGGTTCTTATTTTCCTACTTTGTTTTTAAAAAATCATTTGTCAGAATTAGAAGGAGGTAACCTAACAAAGTATTTAGAAAGTTCTTTTAAAGTCTCC